GTATGAGAAATACACACTTAAGAGCCGTGGCCCCAACTGTATCAAACTCTAAATTGAGTGGTAATGTTAGTTCAGGTATTGAACCATGGGCAGCAAATGTATTCACCGAACAAACATCTAAAGGAACGTTCATTCGTAAAAATCCTGAATTAGAAAAAGTACTTCGTAAAATTGGTAAGAATACAAAAGAGGTATGGGACCAAATTTTAGCAGATGGAGGTTCAGTACAAGGTTTAGAATTTTTAGATGAGTGGTGTTTTGTGGATGGTAAAGTTGTGGAATGTGCGGAAGTTAAAGAAGAAGACCAATATAAAATGTCATCAGTAAAAGAAGTGTTTAAAACATTTAAGGAAATTAATCAATTGGATTTGGTTAGACAGGCTGGTGTTAGACAACAATACATCGACCAAGCGGTTTCATTGAATTTGGCATTTCCAGCAACCGCAGACCCTAAATGGATTAACCAAGTTCACTTAGAAGCATGGAAACAAGGTGTTAAAACATTATATTATATGAGAACAGAATCAGTATTAAGAGGTGATATTGCCGCTCAAGCAATGAATCCCGATTGTGTTAGCTGTGAAGCATAAAAAGAATGGGTGACTCCCTCAAAGTACTACTGTCGTCAAGGCGTACCTTGAGCATCCAGGTCTCGAGAATACAGGGGGTGAATATCAAGACACTACGTTAAACCCAACTTCGGTTGGGTTTTTTATTTATTACCATTTTGTAATAGTTTATATTTATTGGTATGGCAGTAACTTATGGTATAGATTACCCATTTAGAGATAGTGGTAAAGGTGATTTTCTAAAGATGACAGAAACACCTGAAAGAGAAGTGAGAGCGAATCTTATACACCTTCTTTTAACAAGAAGGGGATCAAGATATTATTTACCAGATTTCGGTACAAGAATATATGAATACATTTTCGAACAAAACGATGTAATCACATTTAGTTTAATCGAAGAAGAAATAAGAGAAGGAGTAAAAAAATTTATACCAAATTTAGATATAAACTCAATAAAAATAAATTCAGCGGAAAACGATCCAGAAGAGGAAAAAACATTTACACAGAATGAAGATGAAAGATTATTCAGGGTTTCAGACGCATCGAGTAAACCATATACCGCAAAAGTGAGAATAGACTATACGGTTAATAACGGAGCATTTTCGTCTTCGGACTTTATAATTATCAATATATAATATGTCGAAAAAAATATCATACGCAACAAGAGACTTTGCGGGATTAAGAGAAGAATTGGTCAACATGACCAAACAATATTATCCTGATTTAGTAAAGAATACTAACGACGCTTCTATATTTTCTGTGTTATTGGATTTAAACGCCGCTGTTACCGATAACCTACATTTTCACATTGATAGAGTTTGGCAGGAAACCATTCTTGATTTTGCACAACAAAGACTATCATTATTTCATATTGCAAAAACATATGGATTAAGAATACCTGGTAATAGACCCTCTGTTACACTTTGTGATTTTTCAATAAATGTACCTGTAAGTGGAGATAAAGAAAAAACAGAATATCTTGGTTTATTAAGATCGGGAGCACAAGTATCAGGTGGAGGACAAATTTTTGAAACAATTGAAGATATTGATTTCTCCAACCCATTCAACAGTAAAGGTGAACCCAATAGATTAAAAATTCCAAATTTTGATGGTAACAACAAGTTGATATCTTATACAATAACAAAAAGAGAACCTGTTGTAAATGGTGTTACTAGAGTTTTTAGAAAGGTCATAACAGACATTGAACAAAAACCATTTCTGAAAATATTTTTACCTGAATTAAATGTTTTGGGTGTTACATCTATTATTCATAAAGATGGTACAACATTTGGTGCGAACCCGACACTATCAGAATTTAGTTCAACCACAAATAAATGGTATGAGGTTAAATCTTTGATGCAAGATAAGGTCTTTGTACCCGATGTAACAAAGGCGTCTGATAGAGATAATTTCAAATCAGGGACATATGTATCAGTTAGTAATAAATTTATTACAGAATATACACCTGAAGGATATTTTCAATTAACCTTTGGATCAGGAACTGTAAATCCATTAGACAATTTAGATAATTACATAACAGGAGATTTAAAAGTAAATCTTGCAACTTATTTGAATAACCTATCATTAGGTGCTATACCAAAAGCAAACACCACTCTTTTTATAAAATATAGAGTTGGTGGAGGTAAAGACACTAATTTAGGTGTTAATATTGTTACAAACATAGATAACGTTGATTTCTCCGTTAATGGACCGGTGTCAAGTGTAAACACACAAGTTATTCAATCACTTAGGGCTGCAAACGTTACACCTGCAATTGGTGGAGCGGACCAACCCACTATTGAAGAAATAAGAAACATGGTTGCTTATAATTTTGCAGCACAAAATAGAGCGGTTACATTAAATGATTATAAATCTTTAATTGAAAACATGCCATCTACATTTGGTGCACCCGCTAAAGTTAATGTTATGGAAGAAGACAATAAAGTTAAAATTAAACTTATCTCATATGATGAAAGAGGTAATTTAACAAACATTGTTTCAAACACATTAAAAAATAATATAATTGAATATCTTTCAGAATATAGAATGATAAATGATTATTTGGAAATTGAAAGTGGTGAAGTAATAGATGTGGGTGTTGAAATTGACATATTAGGTGATAAAAATGAAACAGAAACGGAAATTGTGAGGTCAGTAATTGAAAAAGTTATTACATATTTTTCTATAGATAAAAGAAAAATGGGTGACCCACTATTCGTTGGTGAATTATTCAAAGAAATCGGTACTGTTGCAGGTGTTGTAAGTGTTGTTGAAATTAGAGTATATGGAAAAGTTGGGAGAGAATATTCAACTAATGAAGTTGCTGTTGGGTATGAAGATGAGACCACCAAAGAAATATCACAATCCGATATGACAATTTTTATGAAATCAAATCAAATTCCACAAATTAGATTCCCAAATAAAGATATCAAAGTGAGGGTAAAACCTTTGGTTTCGACTACATTCTAAATTCAAATTTTCTTATATTATTTTAGAAAATCTCATTGTTTCTATTTATTATAAGAATGACACAAAAACATAGAATATCCACAAATATTGGTAAGGACCAAGTAATTAAAGTCGAACTTAAACAAGATTTTGATTTACTTGAAATTTTATCTTTGAAATTTACACAAAAGGAAATCTACACATCACTTTGTGCTGATTATGGTGTGGTTTGTGGAAGAATTTCAGTTAACAATGGGTTAGGTGTACCGAATGCTAAAATATCAATTTTCATACCACTTAGTGAAGAAGATGAAAATGATCCCGTAATATCAAAATTATATCCTTACAAATCAAGTGTATCCGATGTTGATGACAATGGATACAGATATAATTTATTACCATCAAGAAAACAACATGGTGGACATGAACCGACAGGAACATTTCCTGATCAATCAGAGGTATTGAATAGAGAAGAAGTTTTAGAAGTATATGAAAAATATTACAAGTATACGGTTAAAACAAATAGTGCTGGTGATTTTATGATATGGGGTGTTCCGATAGGACAACAAACTTTACACGTTGATATTGATTTGTCTGATGTTGGATGTTTCTCTTTAAGACCCTATGATTTTATAAAACAAGGTTTAGGTGAAGACGCTTTTAAAAATACCTATACATTCAAATCATCTTCTGATTTATCAACCCTTCCACAAATTATAAGTTTTGACAAAACCATAGAGGTTTATCCATTTTGGGGAAATGAAGATTTATGTGAAATAGGAATAACAAGAACCGATTTTGATTTATCAGATAGAGGTGTCAAAATTGAACCAAAGGCATTTTTAATCGGTGGTACATACACAGATACAGGTAAGAACGCGTTAAACAAGAATTGTCAACCCAGAAGAAAAATGGGTAGAAAATGTGATTTAACAACTAAAACGGGAAAAATAGAAGCAATTAGATTCACACATAAAAAAGACACAAATTATAGACCTATTCTTGAAAAATATGAAATAGATCAAGATATACCCGAAGACGGTGGATTTGTAATGGAATTACCAATGAATACTGAATTCTTATATACGAATGAATTTGGTGAAAATGAAATTACGAATGACCCCAATAAAGGAGTCCCCACCGCTGCTTGCTATAGATTAAGATTTTCTTTAGACGATAGTGGTAATGAAAGAATCAGAAAGACCGCATCATATATTGTTCCAAACATAAGAGAATATTCAACAGAGGTTGATAGTTCTTACGCATTCTCAACATCATGGGATGATTATCCAATTAATGCAGTTTCAAGTAATGGTGACAGAGGTATATTATATAATGAGTTTGGTCAATATTATCCAAGAGATTATTTTTATAGAGTAACATACAATAAAGTTTATACAATATCTTCTTTTCAAAATATTCACTATAAAGATTCTTCTTTTTCTAATGATAGATATATCGGAATTAAGGAAATTGTTCCTTCGGAAGAAGAGGATTGTTCAAATGATATTGTAACTCCTCCTGTTAATTTTGGTAAAAAGAATTTTACATTTTCTTTATTAATTGCAGATGTCTTATTGTTTATTGAACATTTGGGAAATCTTGTTACATTAACATTATTTAATACATTAACAATTGTATTTCACAATTTGGCGGACGCTTTTGATCAATGGCCAACCAGATTTATCGCTCGACCAATTAGGAAATTTGCATATAGATTACAAGATGGTTCACAACGAGAAATGTATTTAATTAATTATCCCGAGTGTGAGGAGTGTAATGGTGAAAATTCATTAGGTATTCAGGGTGGATTAGGAAATAGTACCGATTATTGTGAAGTTGGTACTGCGGTAATTCTTGGAACGGATGACCAATCCAACAGAACATTAACAGTTACTGGATATACATTTTTAAATCCGGCATCTGGTGACCCAACAGACATTTGTTACAGTGCATCAACACCATCAAGTGTAACAAACTTTGTTTCAAATCAATCGTCATATATTATAACATACGGTTCAAACGGAACTTTATTAACAGGAACTACAATTTTTTCCTATGATAGTGGTACGGATACGTTAACCTTTGAAGACACAAATGGTCTTTTTCAAGAAACAGTTATAATAACAATAAGAGATTTAAATGCATCATCAAATGGTAGCTCAATTACTGTACCGGTTGAGTCGGGATGTGAACTTTACGATATACCTTATGATGAATCAATTGTTTCAACATATTTCATTGGTACAGGAAGAACACCATCATCAACATATAATCCGGGCGATGATGTTACTGCAACAAAAATAACAGATAACGGGATGTTTGAATTGGTTAGTTCATATGAAGGAGAATCATTTACAAAAATAACACCATCAGGATTTTCAGAATTTTCTAACGGTATTTTTAAAATAATACCAGGTTCACAAAGAAATGGAAGATTATTTGAAATTTTAAGAGAATATCGTAGAAGAAAAAGAGTTGGTAAATTATTTTGTGGTGGAATTGTCAATTATTCATTTATTGATAATTGGCTATCGGGTTCATTGTACTTTTTTCAATTCAAAGGTAAAAAAGGAAAATATTGTGAAGATGTTGTAAGGTATGTGTCATCACAAGATAAGTTTTACTATAGATCTGCAATTTACACCTCCGAATCAAATTGGGGTGGAAGTAAATCAACTCAAATTGGTAGACCAACAACAATGGTTGATTTAGGACCAAGAGATGAATTCATTAAAGAAATATGTATAGACCCATCATTAGACCCAAATTGTTCTGTCAGTAGGTCAATCGGTCCAAGTTCTTTTCAAAGTTTTGGTGAGATTTTGGGATTGGCTATAAATTATAGAATGGACGTAAATAACAATACGTTTGATATAAATGATTTTTTTAATAATGGTGGATTTACATATACAAATCGAGTTTTTGATGGAGATATTCTACAATTAATATCTATTAATAATGAGGTTGGTATTGAAGAATTTGATTTACAAAACCCTAGATACTTAGGGTATTCGTATCAATTTTTAGATCCTGATGTTATACCAAATGTTTTTAAAAATGGAACATCATATTTTGGGCCACTACCTATAACATTTTATTTAGACGAAGATGGTGAAAGAGTAAGAGCTTGTTTGAATGAACCAACACATATTGCAAATGATGGTATAACACAAGTACAAGGTAGACTTACCGAATCTTCTCAAAAAGTACCATTCTTTTTATGGGATAAAAAGGGTACAGGATTTGGACCCTATAATTCAACGACCTATGATGAACAATCATGGGATTATGGAAATGTTCAAGTTCAACCTTTACAAGGTATGACATATGCATATAATTTAACAGGTTCAACTGACGATTCTTCTGATAAGTACTTATTATTACCTATGACATATACATTTAGTGGGTTAACATTA